CACAAACAATAACATTTGGAGCGTTCGAATATGAGTTCTCACAGTCGTTGCCATTGGTTGGTGGGCCTTACATGAATAGGCCCGTTGACTATCCAACGGAGGTGTGCTACAAAAATATCGAGCCTTCGGTTAACATAACCAAAACAGTCGAACCCCCACGCACCAGCGAACCAATCAAAGGTGCGATCATTGAGGGTGTACCTATTCAGGTTGTTGCGCAGTCGGAAGCCTCTACTCTACAGGCTATCAAAAAGAGGTGTGATCATGCTCCGCATAAGGAGGTAAGTGCTTCATTCTTGAATGGGCACGACCTGCTCATGGCGAAGCTCCATGAGCGCGAGGAGATACGTCCGGACTTGGAGATGATCAAGGCTTATCTCGACGAGATGAGCGGAAGTAAGCGTGAGAGGTTGCAGGAGCTTCTTGACTCTCAAGACTTCACTCTTCCTGGGTATACGGACAAGGTTGTTTTCGCGAAATCGGAGGCGCTTTTGAAGAATGACGGGGCCCTACCTCGTGTCGTCTATCAGGGAGGCGACATGTACAATCTTGTAATGGGCTCCATCGTATTCTACCTGTCACGTCGGATCAGTGAAGAGTTGTCCCGGACCAATCCCCTTAACACGGGTAATGAGGTCATATATTGTGTCGGGATGACTGCAGACGAGATAGCAGACATTGTGCATCACACCCCCGGAGAAGCCTGTGAGAGTGATTTCAAGAACAACGACGGCACTCAGCCGGCGGGTGTTCGTAGGCGTGAAGCCATGTTTTATTACAAACTTGGCGCGCCAACGTGGTTTGTCAGGGAATTCGCTGCCAATACTAGTGTGAGGGTGTTCACACGGTATGGCGTACGCGGCAAGGTTACGGGTCAACGTTGGTCAGGGGAGGTTACTACAACCACTGGCAACGGGTATGTTAACGCTTGCGTTAGCCTTGCAGCTCTGCATGACGCAGGAGTGAAGAAGTCAACCACGTTGGTGTACGGAGATGACAATCTAACGTACACATGTGAGGATAAACGGCCAGAGATAGCTGAGTCGTTTTCATGTGTGTCGGAAAGCTTTGGTATGGCTGCTGAAACAAAACTACCCGAGAAGCGCGAGCATGCGACTTTTCTCAGGAAGCGGTTTGTTCAGAGCGTCAAGCGTACATTTCCTGTACCTTCTTTCGGTCGTGTTCTGGCCAAGCTACCCGTGCGTGCGAACTATAATCGCGCGGTGAGCGATGCTGATTATATGGCGGGCAAGGTGTTGTCCGC